CAGAGATTAAGCAACTCAAGGCTTGGCTGGATAACAACGATTTTCTCGCGGGTGTATATCCTTATGACGAATTGATGTCTCTTACGACCTATGCTTTAGCTGATGGGCAGGTCAGTACGGACGAGCGCAATATGCTTATGGCCTTTATCAGCAATTTGATTGAGTTCAAGGATTCTTATAATCTAATTGAACCGGATTTTGCCGCACTTCGCGAGAAATATTCGGTTTCCGGCATCTGCGCTATGTGCCCTGACATAGTCTTTGAGGGACGCGCGTTCTGTTTTACGGGCGAATCGTATAAATGCAGCCGAGCAGAGTTCGTCGATACGGTCACGCGACTCGGCGGTGTGCCGCGTAGCGGAGTATCGTCAAAGACCGATTACCTTGTCGTCGGCAACGCTGGAAATCCGTGCTGGGCATTTGCTTGCTACGGTCGAAAAATCGAAGAGGCGTTACGGCTACGGAAAAAAGGGACGGCTATTCAGATTGTCAATGAGACTGACTTTTGGGATGCGGTAGCTGACGCTTGAGAACTTGACAAATCCATACGGCGCGCATATAATCAATATGCAAAATTGAAGTGCTCGCCGAATATTGAGAGGAAACGGCGATTACTTCTTTTTATGTGCCTGTATGAACAGGTTACAAACACCAATGATAACAAGACAGAACTGAAACAGAGAAGTAACCGCCGAGTTGGAAGCTGGGGCGGTTACTTCTCTGTTTGTGCCCGAATCGGGCACATTTTTAGAGTTTCAGTTCGGCTTTCAGTGCCTGCTGGAGGACTGCGGAAAAGTTGATGTTCTCGCGCTCCGCCATCGTATTGAGCCACGAGGGGATGCTGAGTGTTTTCTTTACGGCTCGGTTGTCGTAAAACTTGCGGTACTCGATGGTGTCGCAGGCGATGAGCGTTGCAAATTCGCCGCTGCCGACGGCTACATTGGTGATCTTAGAGGGCACGGGCGGAGTTTCGCCGTTTTCTTCCATGTCGTAAAGCATAAG